AGACGCTGACAGTCACCGTATTCGCCGCGCTGACATAGGCAGTGATGTTTACCAAGCCAGCCGTTGCTGAGGAACTTGTTGGCAAACCGAGTGGGGACGCAATAGCTGAATTTGTCCCCGCCGTTGCGCCAGAAATTGTAACAGTGGCAGTTTGACAACCGGCTAAACCAAGAAGTCCGGCGGACATGTTGCCTGTGGTTGCCGTTGCGACGGGTACAACCAACGAGGCGCATTTAAGGCCCAGAATAGGGTCGCCTGTCAGAGCTTGCGTACACGTTGGGATGACTTGGGCCGAAACCGAGGTTGTGAGCAATAAAAGGGCTATGAGTGTTTTCATGGCCTAGAACGCCTTTGCCTGAAATGCTACTTTGTCCCCAGTAACCGTAGTGCCTGTCAGGGTGCATCCCGTGGTCGTGGATGCCGTCTGCCCTATTAGATCAGTCGCAGTCGTTAGGTCATTTGCCACACACGACCATCCATTAGGCGCGATGATGTTGACCGTTCCGTAGGGCAGGATTGTCGTGGCGCAAGTTCCGCTTGTGCCGGACAAATAAGAACCAACATCCCCCTGGCCTACTGGCGTGGTGGAGGAACATGCGCCAGAGAGCGTGAAGGTGGGCATACCTAAATTATTTTGAACAAGCCCCGTAACTGTGCCAAGGATATCTAACGGCGCGGTCGCATTGTTAGAGAAATCGTTATCGCTTACTAAAGCACCAGTAACAGCGAACCCAGACGCTACAGCCAGTCCATAGCTTTGCGTTCCGGCGCTATTATCATAAGACTTATTGCCCACTAGGTGTAATCTAGTAACGTTTGACGCCAAATATATCCCAGATTTTTGAACGCCCGTTCCAGTTATTCCATTATTGGCAATAACGTTCGTATCTAAAAATATGTCCTTGAACCCCCCCGCTCCGGTCAAGCTTATCCCTGCCTGCCCTGAGGCCGTGACGAAATTTCCATGGATTGAGGCAGTATCAAAGATGTTTGTGCCATTGGCTACAAGCGAGATACCGTTAATCAAAGCGTTTGTTACGCGGTTATTTGATATCTGATACAGCGATGAATAAGTACCAGCTTGGTTTGCCAAATTAACAGAAATACCATTCCCGCAATACTGCGTGGCATTTCCATCAATCAAACCTAGAATACCAGGATCGTTTGTGATGGTCCCGACTGTTACGGATATACAATCCGAAGGTCCAGTTGTCGAGCTACCAATTACATGGTTTCCCGATATAATAGCCCTAGCTACGCCCGTATCTCCAATGCCTATCGACCCATTGGCAATATTGTTGACATAATTTCCTTCGATGCGAATACGAGTAGCGATATCTACAGCGTTACCGGTACTTTCCTCAACAAAAATGCCGAATCGCTTTGCATTGTAGATATGGTTTCCAATGAAAGCCATTTCACCTAGTCCAACTGGGCCAGGCTGACTGCCGACAGCTACACCAATACCAGAAGCTCCCGCCGACGTGCTTGTTGCCAGCCGACCGCAGTTAGTAACTGTATTATTTAGAAACATGGAGTTATATATAAAATCGGGGCCAATACATGTCGCCGGAGCGTCATGGACATACAAATTCTGAAATAAGGCTCTATTCATCTGCTGGAAATAAATACCTTTTGCTGCCACATTGTAGCCCGTTAAAGTTGCCGCGCTCATATCCATTTCAAGATTGGTAATCTGAACATCGTTCAGCGGCGCACCATATGATCCTGCACCGTTTATAATAGCATTCGCCATATCGCTCGTAGAAAGCCAAAACATGATACTTTTGCCAGCACCCTGTCCAGTCAAGCTTACATTGGTGGGCCAGTTAATAATGGTGGTCGAGATTATACATTTACCTATAGGTAAGATTAATAAGCCACCTCCTGCCGCTGAAGTAGATGCCGCTGTAACTGCATTTTGAATTGCTGCGCTATCGCTTGTGCCAAAAGTTGCCGTGCCAGCACCAGCTACCGAAGTGCCTGCGGTTTTTGATAGCGTGGCTGATCCAGCGCTGACGCTGCTAATGGTGGCATTCAACGGAACGTACTGTGTCGCACCCGCTGCCGGAACTGTGATGTATTTTCCAACATCTCCGGCTACGAACGTATAGCTCGACGAACTTACAACGGCGATTCCTGCTGTCGCCGTAACATTTGCAATGGTGTTACCATCACACTTCGCGCCATAATTCGTGACGTAAAGTGGCGGCTGTCCCACAAGCGCCTGTAACGCCCCCTGCGCCGTCGTTGATCCCGTGCCACCGTTGGCGACAGAAATAGGATACTGAACTGGCGGAGGCGTTGCCGAAGAAGCCACCTGCGGAATGATGAAAAGTGCCGATATAAGAGCGGCTAGGATTTTACGCATTACTGTCCTTCCCAAACTGCAACCGTAACACCAGCCGCTGAAATCGCGCTGAAAGCACTTGTTGGAACATCCGAGCTGAATACTTCCGATCCACCCTGCTGACCAACGCCGCCACTGCCAGAATAATTCATTCCGTTTCCGACTGTCACGGCACCTGTTCCAGGAGCCACAGTCATATACCCAGACGTCAAGACCATCCAGCGCAACGATTTACGAACCGTATTTGCCGCGATTAGCGCCGCTGAGGTATTGGCCGTTAAAGTTACGATGGTCTGAACAATATTCTCGTAAGGAGCATCAGCGACGGGAAGTGGAGTGGATTGGGAGACCGGCGTTGCATTACCGGCTGCGTTGACATACGATATCTGGGTCGAACTTGTGGGCGCTGTCGCTCCATTGGTTCCGACTGAGGCATTAGAGCCCCCACCGCCGCCGCCGCCGCCAAATTCGCCACCGACAGAAGCTGCCTTGCTGGCATCCACGACGATGACGGTTACGGTGCATCCTGCCGTCTGCGTGACCGACGAGACAAGCTGGAAGCTGCTTACGGAGTCCATCACCCCGAAGTCCAGCAATACTTCCTCGCCAGCTGCCGCCGCTACGCCGTAACGTGTGCCGTTGACATAGATGGGCTGAAACGTCGCGCCGAGGTCGCTAGACGAGTTGACGTACACCGTGCCACTGACAAAGCCTGACGGAAAGATCAGCGCGTTTGCCCGTGACCTGCCGGTATCCTGAAAGACAGTAAGATCAAGCGCGGATGATGTTGTGGATGACGGGGCAAATACTACGGATGTCATGGGCTAGTTCCCTAACGCGATGTAAAAGGATGTGCCACCAGCCAACTGCCCGACAGGATTGCTATCGCCATTCACCAGAAGGGTAGACCCGAATGTCGTTAGCGGCGTGCTTGTGGTGAAAACTTGAGCCACATAATACAGTGAGGCGTTTTCCGATGCCGTTGGTGCATAATAAGTATTTGAGACACCGAAGCAGGCATTAGGAAATGCAATCGGAAATGTCTGAACTACGCCGCTTGAAGAGCTGTTCGTAACCTGTCCCCACTGAACAATAAATCCACCTGGAAACTTGATATAACCGTTTGCGCCAAACGACGATGTGCCACCGATATAGGTTGCAAGAGCCGCTTCGAAATTCGCCAGCAATGTGGAGAGATTGCCATTATCGACAGCCGCCTGACTTTGCGCCTGCATGAAGGCACCGATGACAGCCATGCCAGCGGTAGCTTGGCGTAAAACTTTGTTTAGATCGACGGATGCCAATATTCCAGAAGGGAAACCGGCTGTAATGGCGGGGAGAGCCACATAAGTTGCCTGAGAATCAATATTAGTTGCAGTGTTAGCAAATAAAAGGAAATCGTTCTCAGTAGTCACGTTCTATCCGCCCCCGACGATTGTTGCCAATGCTCCGTAATCAAGTCCGCCTATCGTTCTATTATTGGCATCAAGTCCAAAAATAGGCGCATTTGGCACCGATGTTGTAGCATATCCTCTTATATATACACTAGCAGGTTTTACGCTCAAATATCCACCAGTAAAAATAGCGTGTGTCAAAGGGTCTAAAGTCTGTCCGACATAACCAATAAACATTGTCATATCGCCGTTATCTTGGATAAACAGAGTTCCATTTGGAAACACCGGAGCCAATACTTGCTCTGCACCTGCGTTTGTTCCATCCCAATGATTTGCAGCAATCTTTGCTCTTATAAGCGTCCGGTATTGGGCATCGGGAAGCTGAACCAATCCTGACGAGGGATCATATGGTCCCATGAGAACGCCCTGATCCAGGCCAAGGCCCGCAATATCCAAGCTGAAATACACATTTGTGATCGGAACGGCGATATTGCGTGTAATGCCGACCCATGCGCCGATAGCATCGAGCGCATCACCAACCGCCGTATCGACATCGAACAGCGTCTGCATGGTTTTATAGAGCGCAATGCCGTCAGCCATTGGCTGCAACGTTGCCGCGATGGTCGCCATGAAGTTGGGCTGTGCCTGGTTAGCCGATGGGACTAAAGCGAGATACGGCGTGATGTCGCCGCTCATTTTACAAATATCCGGGACAAGGCGATTTTGACGATCAGAGATGCAATATCATCAGCCTTGTCAGGGTCGCGTTTGCGTTCCTCGATCAGACCTTCGATCACGATATCGTCCCATATAGTCAGATCCATACCCATGCTGATTTTTTGATTTTTCATGTAATCAGCGTAAGGTTTGAGGTCGATGTTTGCAGTTTTTCGTAATACTGCGCGGTCAGGTTTCCCTGAACGTAGACCAACGATCCTGAGTTTACCGTCTTTCCCGTGGCAATCGCAGGACTGAACCCGATTGTAGTGCCACTGATCGATGTAATGGAGTTCATGCTTTGTGAACCATCGGAATTCGTCAGCAAGATATTGTTTCCCACCACGAGTGATCCCGCATTCCCGATTACCAGGGATGCTGCCCCCGTCGTGATCGTGGTCGTTACGGTCATATCGCCGCGTGCCAGATAAACCGATGTCAGTGTGTATGTCTCGCTCAAGAGGTCGAGCGCGGCCTGTGTCTGTCCCGTGGCGTTCGTGGCGTAATCGCCGTAAAGGTTCGTGACAGCTTCAAATTTTCCACGGATCAGCGATTGGCCAAGAATAAGCTGATTGATGTAGTCGGCTTGCGAGGCGAGGATAGCCGTGCCGGTCGTGGCAACATATCCCGTCAATGGGTTAATCGTCGTGACGGCATAGGCTTGCACAACCGAGGCCACATAGAAACTGATAAGCTGCGGAATACCCTGAGAATTGATAACTGTCTCACTGGTCGTGCCATAGGTTCCGGCGCCAGGTGCTTTGTCGTTGGCGATGATCTGCGCGATAGCGGTTGCCGAACCGCCTTCCACAACCATCGAAATCGAGTGCGCCGGAATGCCGAGTGCATTGGTGCTCCCGGTGTCGTTTTCGTACCCCTGAACTGCCAGAACGCCGGTCAGGTTAGCGATGTTGCCGACCAAAGACTGCATGACTGTCAGTGCAGGAAGCGCAACCGACAATGTTTGTCTGATCTTCAAAGCGGCATCGGTTTCGACAGGTGCGCCTGGTATCGCGGTCGAGGTCGTGGTGATGGTCTGCCAGCCCACGGTCGGCGTGAAAATCGTCAGCGCGACACCGCTTGCTAAAGCGATTGATCCCTCAGTGCCACATGTCAGAGAGACGGTAATCTGACCCGATATGGGAATCGTCACGCTGGACGGCAAAGACCACTGATTACCTGCCGCATCGTTCGCCACGCCGTTTGTAATGATCGTGCCGACCTGACCGACTACAAGCGCCGTAACTTGACTATTCGATGGGATTAGTCGCGCAATGCCATTGATCTTGACGATGGTCGATAGACCCGCACCCTGCGCCCCCGTAGGCCGAAACGCATTGTAGCAAGCGACGAAAGCCTGACCTTCGTCATAAAACCCACGCGACAAAATACCGAGCCATTGCTGATCCTGCGTGGACGGATCGGTAACAATATCCGACCCATATATGCCCATGAACTGCTGCGTCAGGGTATAGAGGATATCGCTGTATGCCGGAGCCGATGCCCCAAACAGGTTGATCGACGGCCCCAATGTTGTCAAAAGCGTCGGCATCAGATTGTCACCGTCCGCGTAATGGCAACCTGATTAGGCGCAAGCCCCGGTGCGCCGATGCTGGTTGAATAGATCGTATCCAGCGTTGTATTCGCAGTGTAAGAGCGCGTCGATGTATTGATATTGCTGCTGAACGATGCGTAATCTGCAAAACCCTGAGTGCCTGAAAGCACATCCTGATAGGCAAGGTTGACAGTCGCCAGAGAATTGACACCCAGTACCTGAGAAAGTGCCAGTCCCGCCGTAAGGTCAAGAAACCACTCACCCTCGAACAACTGCAAGCGCGAGACGGCAAGTTGACCGACGGCTTGCGGTGAATTTACAAGGTAATTAACACTCCCTGATCCAAAAGACATGTCACCGGTGCTTGTGGTGGCTCTGACGCGCATTACTGAGGCCCACCCGTCAAGCTTGTGCCAGTCTGAACGCCGCTATGCTCATGTGTAGAGCCTACATTGACCGTGTTATTCTTGAAAGTTCCGGTTGTCGCGACATTTCCCATGACAGTAACGGCTCCGGTTATATTGACTGGCCCGTGAATGTTTATCACACCTGCCTGCGTCAATTCTATATAAGAACTACCGGATATTGTCCTTAGCTGCGTCGAAGTTGAAGATATATTCTGGATTACATGAGGTTGACTGTTCACACCCACAAACGCAAAGCCGTCCGACAGGTCGTGCATCCTCAATTCTGCTGGCGGCTGAACGCCTCCTGACTGCCACCAGTTGTCTATGCATCGGTCGGCTATGCTGAAATAACATTCATTCCCCTGCGCCACTGGAAACGTAAGAGCGAGGCCGCCGCCTTGCGGAAACTGCAAAGGAACGTCTACCAGCAAGGGGAGCGTCACCAACGCCATATTGCCATTCTGAAGGCGTATGGTGCCTTGTATTGCGGGCTGAACGGTGCATGTCATCGCGGTCAGGTTGACACTCTCGATGATGCCAGGGCCTCCGCACCAGATACGTGAGGCTATATCCGTCTGAGCATAACGCAGACTTTCCTCGAAATCCGGTAGTCGTTCCGAGCGGCTAACCATTGGGCGGCAACGTTACGGCTGTGTCAGGCGGCACGACAAACTTGGTCGAATTGATCTTGAAATTCAAATCTGCGCTTCTCGCTATAGCGATAATATCGCTATACCAGTCATTTCCACGCGTATCCCCGAAATGCTCAGTCCACAGAACCTGATAAATTCCATCTGCGTCGGTGCGCAGTTGCTGAAATAATTTATCGAAAGCATCGCTACTCGGGAAAGCTCCCGTTCCGGGACTGCTGGCATAATCCACCTGATATGCAAACGTATTGATGTCCGCATTATTGATCTTGATGAGCGCGCCTATCTTGATCGACGGATTTAACAGGACGCGCACCTGCAAGCCTTGTATCGTCTTTTGTGGAAATCCTATCATGCCGGTAGCCGAGTTTACTTCGACCGCCGTATTCGGTAGTGCGTCGAGTTGCTGGACAACCTGCAAGGCTCCATCCTGAATAGACCACGAGGATTGTGTGGTATTGGCAATCGTGCGCATGTGATCCCGCGCCATGCCAAATAACACCTTGCCGCGTGGCAATGCGCTCCCGGGAAGAGAACCGGAAACGTATCCACCATTGACTGTTGGATTAACCTGCGCGAAAGCCTGCTGACATACAGCTATTTGCTGCGCCGGTGTCGATCCCGCTGCCAGCGTGGTATTGACGATGGCAAAATTATAGGCGCTGTCACCGTCCGCTGCGACAATCTCTATGAAGCTGTCGGTAGTGTTTTCATGCCCGGTTCGGACATAGCGTATGTTGCCTGAAAAGATGATGCCATAATTCGACTGATACCCGGCAATCAGCGTGACGTTCTGAAACTCAGATGTGGGTGCACCGGCCAGCATTTGCTCTGTTTCACGTGAAACATTATACACCATGATATGTGCGGTGTTGGGGGTCTGCGTATCTCCGCGCTTGACAATGAACGTAAATTGTAGATTGGAGAGATCGAGATATTGCGACCCATCAGCAGAACCCACCGCAAGCTGTGCATACCGACCAAACTGTGTAGCTTCCGTTGTCATGGGTTCGTTGCGTACACGAGGTGCGCGCCCCCTTGCTGTCCCAGGTCTGTAAATGTCGGCGGTGCATCGGGTGAATAGTCGGACTGCACGAATAGCTGACCAGGAATCCCGAGATATGCCAATTGCCCAAGGATGTTATATCCCGGCAAAAGAGGGTTTCCCTGTGCCAAGGGATTACTCGAAGCGTCGGCGATGTCCAGTATCCAGTTTTGTGACTGCACGTTCCACGTCACGGTCAGATTGTACGTTGTTCCACCGAGCGAGATTGGAAAACTCTGTGGCGTCGATTGCAGGGGAATTTCGTAGAATGTCGTCATGAAACGGCACCTATATTGGCATTATAAGCTTCTGTATTTATGCCCGGAAATGGCGCAAGCTGTTGGCTTCCGACTGGTGTAATAGGTGCCGTATATTGATCAGAGGTCTGTATCTGGAAGATGCGCGTGGTAACCAGTATTACTTGCCGGAATCGTGCCGTGGCGATCAGAGACGTTTCGCTTCTGACGTCTGTGATTACCGACAGGCTTTGTAAAAGCATACTGTCATATGTTCTTTTGCCGGTTACGATACGGCAAAGTTGGCGATTGTTCTGAAGCTGAAGCAAACGGTTATATTGTGCCACACTGTTATTGGCCGATATCCCGTTAGCTGAAATGCTGTTGATGTCAGAAATAATGCCGCCTGACAAAAGACTGCTGATCTGGCTATTCGTGAAACCCATCCGGATCACCACTTCGACCGGCCTTTTGAAAGCATGGTCAGAAATGAACGTCGTTCCGCTGCCCGTGCCTTCAACCGGATGATCGGTGATCTGCAGCTCGTCGCGCATATCTTCTTCAACTGTCACGTCAGCAATAATTGGCTTAGGCAGTACCAAGGGCGGCGTTACCTGCGCCTGGATCATGCGCTGCGGCTTGAACAGCACCGTTTGCACAACGTCCGAAATGCTGCTGGTGTCGATAAAGGTCATCACTGCACCCCGGACATATTGTGCACAGTGGTGTTGAACGCATCGCCAGCGGCTTTGCCTTGCGCCTTGCCGTCACTCCCAGGAGCGACTGTGACTTGTATCGTTATATTGTTATTAATGGCTGTAGCTAAACCCTGAGCCGTTAATGCTCTTCGTGCGGCTGTTACGTCTCCCAAAAGCGGGCGCTCATAATATTTTGATACATTAAAAGCCGCCTCCCCCGCCTTATCTGCCCCGCGAAGGTGAATATCAGCCGCATTTTCAGTGTTATGAAGTTCCCACGTTACGGCTTTAAGCTGGTCTTCATAACTGGCTGTACGCACATCAATTCCGGTTGCAGCCAATATTTCCTTGACCCTTTTCATATGCCATTGCGCGATGCCAAATGCAGTATAGTTTCCGTTTTTGACTTTGTCTCCCCGCGCATTTGGGTCAAGTCCACTTTCGTCGATAAAATTAGATGTCAGGCCGATAGCCTCGTCCTGGCTATAGCCGCCTCCTGCCGATGACATAAAATACCTGATAGCCTGTTGTGCTTTGGGGTTGGAAGCATACGCACCATTGGTAATGCCACCAGCTACCCATTTTCCCACGCCCGATATAGCGCCACCCACGGCTGCATTGCTATCAGCCACGGCCTTGTGCATCGCTGCTGCCGAAGGATTGTTTACCAAGTCATTCCAGTCGTTTAGAACCGTCGCTGGAGATGCCAGAACGTCAGCCGTTCCTTTGCCGATACCAAGCTTTTCAAGTGCTTCGGATAATGGCTTTCCTGTTATCCCATCAATTATATCTTGAAATGCTTTCTCCGCTCCGACCGCAAAGCCGTAAAACTTTTCCAAATAAGGCACGAGTTCACTCTTGAACTCGACAGCTAGAATTCTGGCTTCGTCATTGAATTTATGGGCTTCTGTTGCGGCCTTTTCCCAATTAATTCCCATCCGCTCCGCTATTTGCGCATCGGTTTCAGGCGCGTCTTTATCGGGGTGCCATTCTGCGTAAAGTGCATTTCTGTCAAGGTTGAGGTTAGGAATACTGCTGACGCGATTGATGAACTCCGTCCAGCCAAAATCGGTATCTCCGAAAGTTTTCTTACCAGCGGCTACAATCTCGTGAAATGCTTTTACAGAATTATTGAC